GCAGTGTAATGAAACAAGCTGGAAAAGGATTTTTTGAAGGCTTTACTACATTTCAAACTGGAGACCCACCTGAAGATGATGCTGAGGCTATCGCTCGTAATATAGGGCACTTAGCAGGTTTTGTTGGATATTTTCCATCAATGCCATTAAAGGCAATGGGTGCTATAAGATTAGCTGAGGCAGCAAAAAAATTAAGAGGTCGTTCTTTACCTATGTTAGCAGCAAAGGGAGCTGAAAAAGGTGTAAAAAAGATTATCAATCCTATTTATGGTAGGGCTATAGAAGCTAGAGCTGCCGCTGGTAAAACAGCCACAGGATTTTTACAGAATAATGTTGTACAAGATTTAGCGTCTGGAGCTTTCCATTTAGGTGTGGCTAGTGCTGTTAGTTCTTGGCAGGGTGGTGTAGACGAGATGATGGACTCATTTAAGCATGGTGCCGTAGCTGGAGCTGCATTTAGAGGTATTGGCAATCTTATCCAAACAGGTAGTCCTCAAGCAGATGTTGCTCTTAGAACATTGTCTGGTTCTTTATTTACTGGTTTACCTTCTACGCTAAGAGGGGAAACTACTCCAATGCAGATATATCAATATCTATTAGGTGCTTATTTCGGTAAGAATGAAATGCCCGTGCATAGAAGGATGGGGCAACAACATCTTGTTAAGATGATGAAGACTACAGACCCTGTGACTGGTAAGAAAGGTGTTAGAGACCCTGAGTTAGTAGAGGGATGGGATAGAATAGATAAGCCTGGTCAAGATTGGGTTGTAGAACAAATAAAAAGAGCAGAAGACCCAGTTAATGCATTAGCAGCTGAGATATATAAAAATACAAAAGGTATTACACCAGAAGAAGCTGAGATAAGGGCTGCTGAAATATTGAAGAAGCAGAAAGAATTAGAATCTATTACATTTACAGAAGAAGGTGAACCTCTTAGAGACTTAACAAAAGAAGAGTTGAAAGAGATGGAGGATAGCGGTAATGATGTAGACCCGCAAATTATACCAGCTAGACTATCAATAAATGCTAAGTCTTTTGTGGATAAGAATATGGCTGAGTATATGGAGGGGACTACTGCTGGGGACAGGTTAGTTGTTGCATCCGAGCTCAACAATAAATGGCTCAAGCTTATCCAAAAAGGAAGAAAGGATAAGAAGAATCCAGCTACAGAGATGTTAGATTATATCTCTAAAAAACATCCAGAGTTTAGTCCGCTAAAGGAAGATAGAGCTTTTTGGCAAGGTCTTGGCTTTATGAGAATTAAGCAGAGACCTGTTAATATGATAACAATTAATAATGGTTCTCCTAGAATAATGAGAACGGATGCTACTGGGTCAGCTATAAATGATGCTGGCAATAGAAAGCAATTAAGTCAAGAGCCTAAGCTTATTGAGGAAATCTTTTTACAAGACTATAATAAAAAGTTTGGACTAGAGGAAACTGAACCTCGTGGAGTCTATGCTTTATTAGATCATGTTGTAAGGGGTACTCCTACTGGTCAAAGAGAATTTGAACTTAATAAGTATTCAGATTACTTAGCACAAAAAGAAGCAGTTAAGAATGGTAGAAACTTTCCTAATAGGGAGGATTTACAAGTAGGACAGCAAAGATACAATAAAGAAATTGGTAATCTTATGGGTTTCATGAGCCAGAAGAAGAACAATATGTATTATTATGGTGGTAGAGGAGATGCTTCTAGACTTTATTTTGTTAAGCATCATCCAGATACTCCAGTAGGTAAAGTAAATATTAAAAAGGCTATGTCTAAGATAAAAGCCGCCATGAGAAAGAACAATGTAACAGATCAGCAATTGAAAGAGATAGATAAAAGTAGACAAGAATTTATAAAGAAGTACGGGACTGGAATTGGAAGTGCTGAAAAGGCAGCAGAGATGTTTGATAAGGCTTATGTCTCTAATGCAATATATGATGCAAGGTTAAATGGGTATCAAGGACTGAAAGATATCGGTAAGGTACTAGGCAAGGGGTATATAAACAATGCGAAAGCGTTTAACAAAAGGGCTCAAATTTGGCTCACATCTGGCTACTCTTCTGACCCTGAAGCTGTTGCTATGGCTGTTGAGAAGGCTAGAAAAGGCAAAGGAGACATAGAAGACGGTAACTTAAATATTAAATTAATTAAAGACATAGGAGAGGAGATTTCGCATAAAATAGGAACTCCTAATAGTAAATTATTCCCTACTGGGGATGGTGCTATTTATGGTCGCTCTGATGTCATAGATGGCTTAAATCGGCAGGGAGGGCTCCCAGAGGAAGGTGGAGTCAATAAATCATTTATCGTGTCTTCAGACCCCCAATACGGGGCTCTATTGGGCAAGTATATGATACATTCGGTCACTCCTAAGATGGAAAAGTATATGCAAGATAATAATATCCATCTAATTATACCTGAATCTTCAGCTAAGCAAGTAGGAGAAAGAAGTATTGGTGATATTTCGTGGGTTCGTAAAAAACCTGTGGTCAATGCTGATACATACAAGTTGCCAATAAGAGATATTAAAGTTGTTATGTCTGAGAAAACAGATACACATAGTATTGATCCTCAGCATATGCCAAAACAAATGTTCACTAACTTTACTCCTTATGGTTTCTTTGATCCGTCAAGAGCACCATTTAAGACTGAGACTGAGTATAATAATGCTATGGATGATATTTTTAAAGATATGTACTCTACTCTTAGTGAACAAAGAGTTAAGGGTGAAGCAAAATTTAATAAATTAGTAGAAAGATTAGTGAAAAATCCAGCTGGGTATGAACCAGATATCCCACAAATAATCAATAATTTAGATAGAGTTGGAGTTCATGAATTATTATCAGCTGTACAAGCTAAGGGTAATGAGACCTTTGCGAATGCTGTTTATTCTAAGATACAAAAAGTTAATAGAGATATCATAGAAGAAATGAGAGCTGATGGGGAATACACAGATAAGCAAATAGAGCAGATAAAGAATGAGATGACAGATTTTGAGACTGTCCATGATAGAATAAACTCTTTAGTCCCAGATAGTTTAGCTGGATTCTTACATAAATTTAGTCGTGACTATAGAATGTCTGTTATTCGTAATTATATTGTTAATGGTATTACCAGACCCCAGATAGGGAATAGTGGCTCAACTAGGATGAGACCTTATGAAATAGGTATGTCTAAAGAGGGTGAGACAAAGAGATTAGAAAAAGAAGATGATATATTTTTCTTAGACAATGGCTTTAAAGATATGAGAGTAGATGTTACTGGGCTTGGCAAGAAAGGAAAGCGAACATTAGGAGAATTATGGAAAGAGTATGTTGATGGCGGGAAAAAGGATAAGCAATTAGAGGAGATTTTTAGAGCTGCAGTAGTTCGTGTCCCTATGGATTCTATGTCTGGAGCTCACATTCTTAACTTTGCTGGGTTTACTGGCGTAAGAGGATTTGGCTCTCTTCTTCATGGAAGAACTATGGAAGCATTAGGCGGTGCAGACTTAGATGGTGATAAAGCATTTGTTTTCTTTGGAGGAAGGTCATCTTCTGGAAAAGGTGAAGGTTTTAAAAAGGAATGGAAAGATGCTTATGATTGGTCAAAGAATGAATTTGTTAGAGATGGTTACGAAGAGCATAATAAAGAGACCATCAATCCGCTTAGCAAAAAAGGTGAAACATATAGAACTGAATTGACAACTCAGGGAGATGTTAAGGAGCAGGTTATTAATCCAGCACTTCAATATTCTCCTGTAACTCGCCAAATAGCTTCAGATGCAGCTTCTCAAGGTAGAAACCAATTAGGCACTGCCGTTACTCAGTCATCCTATGTAAGAGCTGCTTATTCAGCTATAAGGTCTATGAAAAATAGTTCTTTTTATACAGAGATATACCATAAAGATTTTAAATATCCATTAAAAATGAGGGTCAGAGCTAGAAAAGGCGATGAGAATCTTCGTTCATTTAGAGGTGTATCTAGAGCTGCTGTAGGATTAGCTTCTGATCCTATGGATGAAGCTGGTTTAAACTTTGGTAAGTATGGTGAAAAACTTTTAGATAAGCAAACTGATGCTTTATTTGAGTACACTATTGTTGGTAAAAATAATAGGCCAATGCCTAAATATAATAGAATAATCCATTCTGGTCATAAGAAGCAGGCTGTAATTAATTCAATGAAAGAAATTAATCAGGCTATCTACAGTAGGAACTGGGCTGAGAATAGAAGATTCCATATGTGGGAGATACAAGAGAAGCTAAACAATATTAATAATCCAGCTTCTGGAGTTCCTCTAGAGAATAGAAATACTTTCTTACCTAAGCTGGCTTCTGATTTACAGAATCTTGACTGGAGCGATGGTATACTAAGGCGTGTAAATATTGAAAAAATAAACGACCTATATAAAGAACATGAGTCAAACTTAAAAGGATTAGATGTTTTAAAGGAATTATTAGGAAGAAAATCTATGGCTGTTCCTAAGAGTCCTTATTTAGATTTAGTTCTTAAACATAATCTGCATACAAGAACTGGTATGAAGACTCAATTAGACCCTAATAATCCAGGTTATATAAAAAAATTATTATCTGGAAAAGAATTTAGTTCTTACAATAAGAACAAGCGTGAGCCATTTGATCCAGACAATATTGAGCAACGCTCTAGATATCTTAATGATATCGTTAAGAAGGCTGAGGATTTTATTGTTAATGATTTCTCCGATATTGCTAGTATTAAAAGAATAGCTGAGCTTTCTAAGGGTATATCCTCTGAGAGAATACAAGAATTAGCTGAAGCTGCTGATTACTTAAAGAAAAATAGTTATGTTTTATCTAATCAAACAAGAAAAATCGATCATACTAATTCAACGCTTGACCCTATAGAAATAGCTTATCTAGAAAAAGCTCAAGAACAAATTTATGGTGAGAAGCAATCTGGAGCATTAAATCAAGCTACTATAGATTCAAGGATAACCAAGTATAAAGAAAGTTTATCTACTGAAGAAGCAAAGTTATTTGATGGGTTAATGCTTGGGACTTTATGGCGTGGTAAACAATTAGATTTAGATGCTTTGTATAAAAGAATTGGCGAACCTAAGACTGAGCAAGTAAGACGAGAAGTAGAGGATATGATATTAGACTCTAAGAAGACTACCTTATCTAGAGTAGGTTATGCTTCAGAAGCTATCCCTGACTCATCAGTAAAAGCAATGTTGGGCGAATACCAGAAGTTATTTGATTATAGTATCGAAGTTGTTAAGCCTGGTACTGCTGAAAAGATTATAAAAGAAACTGAGAAGTTAGACCAGCCTATGAAAATAGTCGATGAAGATGGGAATAGGATAGAGGGCCAAGTTATAGAAGACCCTAATATGGACTCTACGACTAAGAAATATCTCGATGAGTATGCTCCGTTTGTAGGTTTATATAAGGGAAAGCTAGGGAAAGAAGAGGCTGAATTAGCACATAGTATAAAAAATCATTTAGCTCATTATAATAATATAGTTGGAAAAGATTTAAATGGTTTGATGAGATGGTTAGTAAGAAAAGATTTAAACCAGGCATCATTAGAAGATTTTAAAACACTTGATAGATGGTTTAAAATGACTAGAGAAGGTACTTGGTGGCAGAGAATAATGAGACCAGTATTAACTAGTTCTCCTAAAATTAGTAGATGGCATCACTTAATGTTTCCAAAAGCTATTGGACAAGATTTAATGAGGTATGACTTAGACCTTATGAAAGCTCGTGAACCCTATCAAGATAAGTATGGTTGGGTTACTGGGCGTGTGATGAAGCCTGAGAATATGATGACTAAAGTACAGAGTGCTGTTCATACTATGAATCAACAGGCTACTCAGTTATACGAAGAACAGAAAAGAAAATTTGATGATGATCTTGCTCCCTATGTGGAGAGACTTGATGGTGGTGTGAAATTATTTAGAATAGCTGTTAGAAAGCGTGAGGTTGAGAACGAACCTAAAAGAATAAAAAAAGAAGAGGGACATGATTCTTTATTCAATATAAAGACTAAGGAGTATTACGATAAATGGAATGAAGTTCAGAAGGAATATAATTGGGATAAGCTTCAGAATGATACATTTAGTGTTACTCTAGGTGGTGGTCGTGTTGTAAGAATGACTGGCAAGGAAGTTGTTGATAATATAAATGGAGTAATTTCTAAATGGAATAAAAAGATTCATGGATGGATGACAGGCGGTAGAGAGAATGGTATAAATGAATGGGATAGGACATACTCTCCTTTAAAAGGTAAAAAAGATTATACTGGAGATTATTTTATAGTTGAAAAGTTCTTAGAGAAGTTTGACAAGGCTATCTTAGAAGGTAAGAGAGTAGACCTAATTGAAGGTATAGACGGACTTAGAGAGATTTCTAAAAGTCAAATGATAGCATATTATCCCAGAGCACATACAGATGTTAAGAAAGCTATAGAAAAGGGATTACACTTTGAAGTAACTGGTGATCTTGGAGCTGAAGGATATTGGCCTCATATGGGAGGAAATTCAAAGATAGCTGCGAAAGGCTTAGAAGATTTTATTAAGCGTTTAACAGAAGACCCTTTTATAGATAAAGAACTTAGAAAAAAAGAGTTAGCTAAGGCTATATACCATTATAGACAAATTACTGGGGACTGGGCTCCTACTGGAGAATTGAATGATGCTTATAATTTAGCTTCTGAAGTTATGAAAGATATAGCTACTAAATCTGGTAAAAAAGCATCTCTTATTAAAGGATTTACAGACAATAGAATGGTTGGTAATCAACATAAGCGTAATGCTCATATCCCTGGCTGGAGTGTTGAGCCTGAAATATACTCATCATATATGAAAAATGTTATAGATAATATGTATCAACATGCTGCACAGATAAAGGTAAGGTCTGATATACAAAAGTTTCAGAGTTCAAATATAAAAAAGACTGGTGATCCTAAATTAACTTCTGAATGGGTTGATTTCTTTAATCTATATGCCCAAGATGCTTTAGGTTATCCTCAGCATTTACCAGAACATATATTAAACAATCCTAATATGAAGATAAAAGGGACTCCTTATGCTTGGTGGAATGATACCAATGTCAAGAATAGAGTAAATGGGATAAGAGGAATGCTTGGCATAGGAGCGAAAAAAGATGCTAAGCTCCCAGAAGAACTACGAGGAATAGATTTTGGAACTATAGCAAGATGGGGAAATCTTGAGGCTAAGTATCAATTGGCAACATTACTTGCTCACCCTAAGAGTGCGGTAGCTAACCTTTATGGTGGTACTGCTCATACTATTATATCTACTGGAATGAAAAATTTTAGACATGCTAGAAATATAAAATATCTACAAGGTATTAATCCAGATTGGCAAAATATGGCTGATGTAGAGAAGTGGGTACAAGGATTAGGTGTTGTAGAGGACTTTATTATTTACGAAGCTGGTTTAAATCCTAAATTTAAAAATGCTAGATTTAGAGACTTCTTATCTGAAGCAACATCAGCGATTAAGAAAGACCCTAACTTAGCTGATAAAAATTTAAGAAATATAGCTAATAAACATGGTATCATAGACTCTGTTTTTAATAAGGCTGCATGGTTTATGCGGAGACCAGAGAGAACTCTCCGTAGAGATGCCTTTATGGCCCATTATCTGCAAGCTAGAAACAACTTTGAGGGTGCTATTACAAAGTTCGATGACCCAGTTTTAATTAAACTTGGCATGGAAGGTGTAAAATCTACACAATTCTTATATTCAGCTCCTTTTAGACCAGCTTTTGCAAGGTCTTCTATGGGTAAGGTTATGACAAGGTTCCAACTCTGGGCTTGGAACTCAGTAAGATTTAGAAATGAAACTATAAAAGAGGCTTCTTTGAGAGGGTGGAAAGAGGGAACGCCTGAGTTTGAAAGATTTAAAAGGATGGCTACTATGGACTTGCTCATGTTTGGGTTGGCAAATGTCTTCATGTATTCATTGTTTGAAAATGCTCTACCCCAGCCGTATGGATGGATACAGGACTGGGCTGATTGGGCATATGGAACTGAGAAGGAGAGGAGTAGAGCTTTCTTTGGGAATTATCCCGCAGCACTTGCTCCTCTTCAAATGATTACACCTCCTTCGTTAAGATTGGTGCCAGGTACTATGAAGGCTATGATTGAAGATGATTGGTCTAAGTTAGCTGGGTATCAAGTATGGAGTATGATTCCTTTCGGTAGAATGGGATATGATGTTTTTGGCAATATTTTTGAAGGAGGAAAAGGTGGTTTGATTGAGAATCCTTCAAGAGCTATAGAAAAGATTAGTGGTATCCCGTATCAGCAAATACCAAGACAAGTTAAAAAATATAAAGATGAGAAAACTCTCAAACCTAGGGTATTTTAATGGATTATATAGATGAAGCAGATCAAATAGATTTAGCAAGTCTAAGAGAAGTCGATGATAATATAGAAGAGTTAAAAAACATTGACAATAATATAGAAGAGTCAAATGTTTGGGCTAAGCGTATTGGATATGGAATACCTGTTGCTTATGCCACAAAAGAAGCTGCTAGATTAACTTTGCAACCAGCCGTACAGCGAGCTGGAGCTAAAGTTAGTATTATAATCGATGATTATTACAACCCCAAGCTAGGCAAATGGGAAAAGGTTAAAATGACAGCTAATCACTTTTATAATAATGAAGCTGATGAAATAAGTTCTATGGTAAAGAAATATGGCGATGAGCTTGGCATTTCTAAGGATACTAATGTAAAAGATGTTCTTATTAAGAAAGCAAAAGAATATAGAATGGACATTAGTCATATAAAAAAGGGTGGTAACCCAAAGAATAACATGGGCCAATTTAGAGCAGCGTTAGATGAGGATATTGCTGTAAGAAGGTTAAGTCTTGCCCCAGAAGAAACTCCAAGTCTTCGTGGAAAATATGGAAAGGCAGTAAAAAATCTTAGGAGTGAGAATCAATGGAAAGGTTTAAATGATATATTGTATGATGGTAAAGTTACTCCAGAAAGAGTACAAAATTTAAGAAAGAATGGATTGTCTAATTTTGAAAAAACAAAAATGGGAAATTTATTTTCAGTAAATAATACTAATGCTTTAAAAAATCATGGGAATGCTCTAGGAGTTTGGGGACATCAATTAAATCATATTGATGTTCCAATTACTGCTGCTAGAATTAGCAATTCTACAGATATGCATAATATGCGTAGAGCTGTTACAAAAGATCATATACAGCAAATGGCTGAGCATGTTATGTATAAGGTAGATGATTTAACCGATAGTAAACAAATAAAGGCTGCTGCGACTGAAAGATTTAAAGGACTACAAAGACTACCTAAGAAAAAATATGGTTCTTTACATAGTCAGGTTGGAATGATAGATGATGAGGTAGCTAGGTTTATGAAAGTTTTTAAATATAATCCATCTAGTGGTATTGCTACTCTTAATTTTTCTCCAATAAGAAAACCAGTTCCTTTGATAGGCGGTTTTAATGCTAATATTAATTACGAAAGATATGTTGGTAAAGATATTATACCTATAATGCAAAGAAAATTTCCAGATGCAAAAATTACTGGAAGTCCTCTTTATCCAAGAAAAATAAAAAAATCTTATTTATATACAGATGTATTAGATATAGGTAAGGGTGCAAGATGGGTTCAAAAATCTCCTCATATTACTTATATGACAAATACTGAAGTATTGCCTTATAAATCATATAGGAAATCATTGAAAGCAGCAATAAAAGCAAGAGAATGGGACAGAGTTGCAGCTTCTGCAGTTAAAATTATTAAAAAAACTGGAAGATTAGCTGGTAGGATTGCTCTGGGAAGATTTGTTAGAATTTAAAGATAGGGGAGAACAGGGCCAATAACTAAAATCCCTTTATGCTCTCCCCCGCTTGAGGAATAAACTACCTTGGGAAAAGGATAACCAAGTCTAATGTAGTCTATTTTGCTACGTAATTCTCGAAGTATTTGCATTCCTTCTCAACTATGCAGGGTTTATCAGCTTTCTCTGTGTTTAAAGTTTGAAAAACTGGTACCCATCCATTTCTTTTCAGGTATTCTTTGTCGATGTATAAACTACAACCTAGACAATTGCCTAAATTCCAATTAGCACACTCAAGTTGTGCTTCTCTTAGTTTTGTCATCTTTCTTTTCTTTCTCATATCCACTGTTATTTGCCATCGAGTAAGCAGGCCCATGATCAGGATGTATTTCCTTATTATGTTCGTCTGCTGTTGTTGGTTCGAATTCTCTGCGTTCTTTCTCCTCCATTAGCCGTAACATATATGCAGCTAAATATACAGATAAATCCAGTGATTCTTCAACAGCTTCATAAAAATTATCCCTTGTTATGTCATCCTTTGGCATTATTGGGATATTTTGATGATACTCTTTAGCACCTACATCTAATCTTTTTTTGATAAGATCGATGACTAAGTCATTATTTTGTTCTAGGTCTTTTACATCTCCTGATTTTTTATGCTTATCTATTTTGTTTTGCATTTCATCTATTCTAAGGGCCATTTGTTTCATGGCAAAATCAGCTTCAAGCAAAGCTTGTTCAAGATATACTAGTTTGTTTTTTAGTATTTGTTTGTTATTCATTTATGATAGTTTCTAATGATTTTAGTGGTCTTAGTTTATTCTTTGGTATGTAATGATTGATTATTCCATATCCAAAATCTCTTGTTGGGGCTTTTAAGATTTCTTTTTTATATTCCCAGCCTAATAG